CGAGATGGAGCTTTCTACCGAGGGTGGCCTTGGTAATTTCATCAATAAGGCCGTTGCAGCGAAGAGCCAGGTGGAGCTGATCGAGCTGTTTAAGAAGTTGATCCTGGCCGCGTATGGCGTGAAGAGCGCGGATGGTCGGCGCTTTGTGAAGAACGACGCAGTGCGCGAGGACTTTATGTCCACTCAGGCGTTCAGTGATATTTACATGGAGCTGGTACAGGATGCTGACAAGGCCAGTGCTTTCTTTAACGGCATCGTGCCGAAGGAGAAGAATAAGGCCTCTGTCGCTCTGCCTGCACGAAGCTAAGATATTCTGCCAAGGAGGATATGAATGCTTACCATAACGATTCCTGGAGATGAGGGTTGGGATCCTGAAAAAGAGGAATTTGTCTCGCTTTCCAGTCCAGTGACTTTGAAACTTGAGCATTCGTTGCTCTCTTTGGCTAAGTGGGAAAGTAAGTGGCACAAGCCATATTATTCTGAAGACAAGACGGAAGAAGAAAAGATCGATTACGTTCGCTGTATGACAGTTTCGAAGAATGTCGATCCGAACGTTTACTACCGCCTTACCAAAGAAAATATGAAGGCCATTTCACAATATATCGACGATCCGGCCACAGCAACCAAAATTTACGATCTGCATAAAAAGCAGAATCAAGGTAAAAACGTCCCGAAATGGGCACAAAAGAAAAACATTCAAACAGCAGAAGTGTTTTATGCTGCTATGTTTGAATGCAATATTCCACTCGAATTTGAAAAACGACACTTAAATCATCTCTTGACACTCATTAAAGTTTGCCAAGAGCGTATGAACCCTTCCGACAAGATGTCAAAGCGAGATCAGCGTGAGTGGCAGCGTGCGCAAAATGCTGCTAGAAAGAGAAAACTTGGCACGAAGGGGTGATTTGAGTGCCGAAAATTATTGTGTTTCGACAAAAAGGAAATTTTCGGAATAGCGAAACATTCTTAAGGAAAGCTTCTCGGCTCAATATTAACCAAATATTAGAGCGATACGCAAAAGAAGGCGTTGAGGCTCTTCGAGAAGCCACACCGAAAAACACGGGGACCACCGCTAACAGTTGGTATTATAAAATCGAACGTTCGAACGACAGGATCGCGATTGTTTGGTCTAATTCCAATATTGTTAACGGGGTCCCCATTGCGGTGATATTACAATACGGGCATGGCACAAGAAACGGTGGCTATGTTGAGGGAATTGATTATATAAATCCGGCAATGAAACCGATATTTGATCGGATTGCCGAAAGGGCGTGGGGAGAGGTGATGCATAAATGAGCCGTGAAGTAGATCAGCGTGTTGTTGAAATGCAATTCAATAATGCGCAATTCGAAAGAAACACAAAACAAAGCCTTAGCACGATCGAAAAATTGAAAGCCGCGCTGAAATTCGATGACGTAGGTGATAGCTTTTCTGGGATAACCAAGGCGGCTAAAAATGTAAACCTCGAGCCCGTCAGTGATGGTGCGAATGAGGTTTATTATCGGTTCAAAGCGCTTGATGTCGTAGCGGGAACGGTGTTGTCTAACATTGTTACAAAAGCGTTTGCTGCTGGGACTGCTCTTGCCAAAGCGCTCACCATCGATCCTATGAAATCAGGTCTTGCTGAGTACGAGACGCAGATCAACTCTGTTCAGACGATTCTCGCTAATACTCAGAAAGAAGGTACGAATCTTGCCCAGGTCAATGCGGCGCTTGATGAGCTGAATCGTTACGCCGACATGACCATCTATAACTTCACTGAGATGACTCGCAACATCGGTACGTTCACAGCGGCTGGTGTTAAGCTGGATACCTCGGTGCAGGCTATCAAAGGCATTGCGAACCTTGCTGCCATCTCTGGTTCGACGAGTCAGCAGGCATCCACCGCGATGTATCAGCTCAGTCAGGCGCTGGCTGCTGGCACAGTCAAGCTTATGGACTGGAACTCAGTGGTTAACGCTGGTATGGGCGGTCAGGTCTTCCAGGATGCACTCAAAGAGACCGCGAGAGTACATGGCGTCGCGATTGACGAGATGATCGCTAAAGAAGGTTCGTTCCGAGAGACGCTTCAGCATGGCTGGCTTACTGCGAGTATCCTGACTGAGACGCTTGCGAAGTTCACAGGCGATCTTTCCGAAGAAGAGCTTCGTGCAATCGGTTATACCGAAGATCAGATTGCTGCGATAATCAAAATGGGTGAAACGGCGAACGATGCTGCTACCAAAGTTAAGACTTTCACGCAGCTTATCGATACTCTCAAGGAAGCCGTGCAGTCCGGCTGGACTCAGAGCTGGGAATACATCATCGGCGACTTCGAGGAAGCAAAAGAACTTTGGACTGAAATTTCTGATAGACTCGGGGCGGTCATTGGTCAGAGTGCTGAAGCAAGAAATGCGCTTTTGCAGGGCGGATTACAGAGTGGTCTAAATCAGTTTATTGACCAGGGTATCACGGATTATTCTGATTTGCTTACTGATATGCTTACCAAAGTTGGTAAGGCATCCGGGGCTATCACAGACGAGGAAATTGAATCTGCCGGTGGTCTTGCGAAGACACTCAAATCCGGCTGGCTCAACGCTGATATGCTTGAAAGTTCTCTTTTGCAAGTTGTAAAAGAAGCCAGCGAACTTTCTAAGTTGAGCAATGAGCAGCTTGAAAGCATGGGCCTTAGTCGAGAAAAAGTTAATGATATTCTAAAGCAGTTTACAGAATTAGAGGAAAAGGTTCAGGACGGAACCATTAGCATTGATGAATTTATTGAAAAGATGAATCGTCCGTCGGGTCGAGAAAATCTTATTCAGTCGCTTTTCAATGTGATGGATTCTTTCGGGAAACTCATGGGCACAATCAAAGGCGCCTTTGACGAAGTGTTCCCTCCGATGACGGCAGAGACTCTTTACAAGATTACTGAAAGCATCCGTGATCTAACTTCAAATCTTATCATTAGCGACGATACGGCCGACAAACTTCGTAGAACATTCAAGGGGCTTTTTAGTATCGCGAAGATTGGTGTTAACATTATTAGCACTCTTGCACGATCCATCAGCAATACTGTTAGAGCAGTTGGAAACCTTGGCGTTATTCAGGGAGCTGCGAGTCAATTCCTCGAGATTACTTCGGCAATCGGCGATTTTCTTTCCATGGTCGAAGAAGCCACAAGAGGCATCACGAAGATTGGCGACGGATTCGAAGCAGCTGCGAGTAAGGTTGGTAGTGTAAAAGAAGCTTTTGTAACTATCGCGGAAGCCATAGATTCCAAATTTACAATCCCAGAATTTGAAACACCTATTAAAACTTTAACCGCAAATTTTGATTCTATTTCGAAATCCATCAAAGATTTTGGATTTTCTGATAAAGTTGTTAGTTCTTTAGAAAAACTCATTACTCTGATTTCAACAAGCGGCGTTTCTGCTTTTACTGTTTTCAGTACAGCAGTTGGTGCTGCTTTTTATGTCATACGTGATATTTGCATCAATATTACTGAGTTCATTCCGAAAGTTATAAGTGCAATTTTAGAACTTCCGACGACGGCAAGCGAGGCTTTCAAAGAGTTTAGCGATGGTGTCTCTGAAGGCGCAAACAGAGTTATCTCGATGCTTGAAAAAGTAATGGAACCTTTTATTAAGCTTCGAGATATCGCTATAGAATCTTTGAAATCGACCACGAGTCTTGATATTTACAGAATCTTATCGCTTTTGGATGTTGGCCTTCTTTCTGTTATGGTGGGCCAGCTTGCTGGGTCGACTAAGAAACTCTCTGACGTGTTCAAGGACCCCGTAACCAAGGCTCTTGACTCCATTGCTGGGGCTTTTGACTCTATTTCTGGAGCCGTTAAGTCTTGGCATCGTCAGAATACCATAAAGAGCATTCAGTATGTAGCAGTAGCAATGCTTGCTTTATCTGGTGCTCTTTTTGTTATGTCTAAAATTGACCTTGCAAGCATGGCGACCGGCCTTGGCGCAATCATTGTGATGACCACAACAATGGTTATTGCGATGAAGCAATTCAGTAAGTCTTTGGATGCTATCTCGACTGGTAAATTAGTAGGTTTGGCGGTAGTGATGGCGGGTATTTCTGCCGGAGTCATCATTCTGGCAAATGCCGTTACAAAGCTTGTTGATGCTCTGAAACCAACCGAAGGAGAAGATATAGCCACCAATGTTTTGACATTTGCTTCAGTCGTTGTCGGTTTGACCGTTCTCATGACTGCCGTCGGAAAACTCGGAAGCATGATGAGTGGAACCGAAGCGAGAGTTGTTTTAAGCATCTCTGTGGTTCTTTTCTCTTTGGGATCGGCCATAGGAAAACTGGCAGCGTCTGTAGAACGTTTGGGAACTCTAAATATCAACGGTCTCGTTGCTGGACTTTTGTCAGCATTGTCGCTCATTGGAATGCTGGTTTATGCTGTTAACACGACAGACTTTTCTGGATTTAGTGCTTTCAATGGTGTGGCATTGATGGGGTTTGCCGCGGCATTATACATTATTGCTTCTGCCGTTGACAAAATCGCTGGGATTCAAAATGGTCTCGTTGGAGCTATGACGAGTGTGCTGTCACTCATCGTGGCTATGAGCGCTGTCGCAACCGCGATGAAGGGACTGAAGTTTACGTCCGGCGCGGCCATGATAGCCATGGCAACTTCGCTCCTCATCCTTTATCAAGCGATAAAGCAGTATTCCAAGATTAAGTTTGCTGATTTTGCTAAAGGTGCATCGCTGGTAGCAGTAGGACTTACAGAGTTGACTGTGGCCGCTTTAGCGCTGAGTCTAAATCAGGGCGGAGTGCTCTCTGCTTCTGTGGGACTTATTGCAATGTCGGCTGCATTGACAGTGATAGCTGGTGTGATCGAGCGATTTGCCAGTATTAACTTTTTGAGTGCAATACAGGGACTGGTTGTATTCGGGGCTACTCTCGGAGGACTGGTCATAGCTCTGACATCTCTTACCGCGCTTGGACCCGGTTTGACTGTTGCAGCATCTGCTCTTGGCAAAGTATCGCTATCGATGATGGGGATTGCTGCTGCCTTCATGATGTTCGGAACACTCGATTTCGGAACTATCGTGGGAGGAACTCTTGCGGTTGTCGCTGTTCTTGGCGCTTTGATCGGGGTCGGAGCTATTGTCGGTAATATTCCAACGATAGCAGCGGGTCTGGTTGCACTAAGTACAGCGCTTAGTGGTCTTGCGAAAGTGTTCCTTAGTTTTGCAGCCGCTGCCGCGAGTTTAGCTGTCGCCTCCGTTGCTCTTGGCGTACTTGCAATGTTTGCAGGACCTATTTGTCAGGCGATTGTTGGTGCGGCACCGGATATTGGCGAAGCTCTCGTAGCCCTCATTACGATGCTCTGCAACGTAATCGCACAGACGATCGATCCGATTCTCGACACTCTTGGTGTTGTCTTAGTATCGGTCGGCGAGCATCTTGCGGTGGGCATAGGAGCACTCTGGACCTACGTTGGGCCGGCCATTGAGTCTCTGATCGACAAAGCAAAGCAATTCCTTTGGGATCATACTCTTGGCCACGATTGGTTTGGCATCGGCGCTATGATTTCCGACATGGGTGCTGTTTGGAGAGGCGATGCCGAGGCAGCAGGCGAGTATGTTGCACAAGGGTATGCGAAAGCTTTTGATGAAGACGAGACAGTTCTTGACTCTCTTGCCACTCTTGCTGAAAAGGCTCGCTTCACATGGCTTCGTTTGTGGAACATTCAATCTCCTTCTAAAGTCGCGGCTGAAGATGGCGGCTACGTAGCCGAGGGCTATGCTCAAGGAATTCAAAATGGAACTCCTGGAGTAGAGGCCGCGGCAAGCACGATGGCGAATTCTGCCGCAAATGCGATTAACACTGGGAAACCCGCCGCAAAAGAGGCTGGCGCTGGGATCAGTGAAGCTACCGCAGAAGGAATTTCGGAAGGCGCAGAGAATGCTAATACCGCGGCGGCCGATACATTATCTGATGTTCTTGGTGGCGCTGGTGATGCTATAACCGGTTTCTGGGATAGCCTCGGTCTCGGCGATACTGGCCTTGTGTCTGACGCTGCGAAGAAAGCAGCTGATGAGTATTCTAGTGCTGTGGATAGTGCTCTTTCTAGTTCTTCCTCTGGTTCCTCTGGTTCCTCCACAAAGAAAACCCCTGCTGAACTCGTAGAAGATAAATACAAAGAACAATTAGACGCTAACAAAACTTTGCAGGAAATTGCTACTTTGCAGGAAATTGCTGATGCTGAGTACGAGCTCTGGATGACCGAAAATCAAAATGGAGCCGATGCAAACGAAATTCTGGCAAAGAAACTTGAGCACACTCAGTCCGAGATTGCTACTCAAACTTCTCGTGTCGAAATTGCCCAGGCAAAATACGACGAGATGGTTAAGACTGTTGGATCTGATGCCGAGGAAGCGAAGGAAGCCTATGCCTCTTTGCTCGAGGAAAAGAACACCCTCGCAAAGCTTCAGGCCGATCGTTACTCTGACCTTTACGAGGAAATTCTCAATCGTTTGTCGCTTGAGTCTGACCGAATCAGTGCGGAATACGAGCTCTGGACAGAATCCAATCCTGGGGCTTCCGACGCCGAAAAGACTAGCCGGAAAGTAGAAAACATTACCGATCAGCTTGCCAATAGTGCAGATCAGCTTGCCTATGCCGAAAAGCAATACCAGACTCTGTTTGATCAGTATGGCGAGAGTGACCTTCGTGTAATGGAAGCGAAGAACGACCTTCTCGAAGCCCAACTTGACTATCAGAAGAAGAATAACGAACTCTGGGAAGCTCAGCTTGAAGAATTCGACAACATGATGAATGTCATCGATAGAGAAAGTCAGTATTTCCAGTCTCGAACTGATATGCTGGCAAAAGTCTATGACGATGGCGATTTGTCTAGCCGTTCCGAGGATTATATAAACGCTGTAGAAACTTATGGCAAGAATAGTTCTGAGGCGATGCAGGCAAAGTACCAGGGTTCTGCTAATGGTGTTCTTTCTGTTGGCGTTGCGCTTCGCAATATGGCGGATCAGCTTAGAAGAACCAATGTCTATCAGGCAAAGTATAATGAGCTTGTCGCCGAAGGAAGCAATGCCACCGAGGAAGAAATTTATCAGGCGCAGCAGAATCTTCTTTCAAGTCAGTCAGCGTTTCTTGATTTTGCTTCAGACCTTGCTGATGGCTTCGATATGGACGAGGAAGCAAAGAGCATTACAATGCGGCTTGCTTATGCTTTGTCCAATAACTGGTCTACTGTGTATGGCGGGTTTAAGAAAATCTGGGATCAGGTGGCAGCCAAATCTCCGCAGCTGACCCAAAATCTCGAAAAGGTCTTTGGGGATGCTTTTAGCGAAGAAGGTGTTGAAATAGGCACTGGCATAGTTTCGACCGTAACGTCGGCTCTTAGTGGCGATACGGGCGGAGCTTTAGCGAGTGGTCTTAACACGATTCTGTCGTTCCTTGGTAGCAGCATGGGTCAAAACCTCATTTCGACCTTAGGGACCGCTATTACAAATGGTCTTCCTGAAATCGGTGCTATTCTTAGTGGTATCTTCGACGGTAGTATCTTGACGGCCATCGGAGAAGGTATCTCTACTCTTGTCGGAACAATTGGCAGTGGTGCTGGTCTTGCTGGAGTCGTCGAGACGGTAGGCGCAGCTCTTGGTAGCATTGGGCTTGCAATTCCGGAGCTTCTCCCGATTATTGCGATTATCGGTGCCATTATTGGTGCGATTGCGCTCTTGATCAGTAACTGGGATGAGATTGGCGAATTCTTCAATAATCTCGTTCAAGGTTTCATTGACGTTGGAAAGAACATTGTCAATGGTCTTATTGAGGGAATAAAGAGCGCCTGGAACGCATTTACCGACTTCATCGGAGGACTCTTTGGAGGTGTCGTGGATTTTGTAAAGGGAATCTTCGGTATCAATTCGCCTTCTACAGAATTCATCAAGATTGGTAGCTACATCGACGAAGGCTTTGCAAAGGGTATTCGAGATAGTGCTTCCGCTGTCATTTCGTCGATGGACGATATGACATCGAGTGCTATGGATTCTGCTTTACGAGTTAGTGAAATGATGCACGATACTCTTGCAAATACCGATGGTTTCGCTACTGAAATTACGCCGGTTGTCGATTTCTCTACGCCAAAGGACACATCCAATTGGTATTCCTCGAACGCAGCTGGTTACGGCAAAGACGACGCCTGGGGTAGTCGTTCTTCGGCACTTGCGAGCGAAGTTACTGTGCAAAAGAATCAAAATGGGAAAGAACCTGTGGATTCTACTCGTGCGGATGTAGTTGCTGCTATTGATGCGCTTTCCAATCGAGTCGTCATGATGGGGCAGTCGATCGAAAATATGCAAGTTGTTCTCGACTCTAAGAAACTGGTTGGCGGTATTTCCGGCCAAATGGATTCGGCTCTCGGCGTAAGGGCCGCTAGAGCTAGGAGAGGAGGGTGATTAAATGATATTTTACTACGAGGGAAAACACAGTGTCAAATTTGATGACTATGACTCCTGGGAAGATTGGCATTTGATCCCCAAATCTCGCCCAGTGATTTCTCCCCCTACCGAACGGACGAGTTTTGTCACTATCCCTGGTAGGCATGGGAAAATTGATCTTTCTTGGGCGCTTACCGGGGGTCCTGTATATAACAATCGTACTGGCAGTATCGATTTTTACGTGGATAGTAATAAATGGAATGGTTGGCATACAGCATATATGACAATCATGGCAGCTTTGCAGGGTCATCGGTCTAAGGTCATTCTTTCCGATGACCCCTCTTTTTATTATGAAGGAATGATATGGGTCAACAAATGGACTAGCGATGAAAGGAATTCTACGATTAGTCTAAAATATGATCTTTATCCGTTTAAGAAACGTGTAGTCTTTAACGAAAGCGATTGGCTTTGGGATCCGTTTGATTTCGAAAATGGTGTCATCGGTAATAGTGTCTCTGGAGAGGAGGTGCTGTGATGGGGTATAAAGTGTATTATGGCACATTAACTTCTGGAGGACTTGGGTATTTGGATCGTTACAACTGGGTAACAAGAACGCTTATATATGATACGGATAATTTGGATGACGAGCATTATCTTGTCGAACCGATACTGACAAGAGAAGCAAACGAAGCTGGCAGTTTCGAAGCCGATATACCAAAAACGAACGTGTGCTGGAGTTCTTTGCGACTTATTCTTGGTACGATTGAGATAGAACGCGATAACGAGATAATTTGGCAAGGTAGAATTACGCAGATTGATACTAATTTTGAATTAGTCAAGCACATTTATTGTGAAGGTGAACTTGCTTACCTTAATGACGATACCAGAGAAATAGATTGGACGAGGATTCGATCCGAAAGACAGGACGAAGATGGTAATCCGACTGGTCTTTATATGTATAACGTTGTTGGGGCATTTCACAATTTTTGTGGCTGTGATATAGATTCTAATGGAAAATACATAACCGCAAAAGCTGATAACCTTGATGGATTAACCGAGGACGAACAACTTGCAGAGTCCTTGGGTGCTCTTGCAGTAAACGCCATGACAATCAATCCTGATATTCAGGTTGATGATAGTCGTTATGTAACCACATGGGACTTTCTTAAAAACAGCGTTTTAGGTGGAATGCTTTCTAAAATTGATGGATATGTTTATTTGATTCTCGATAGGGAGCATGATTCTCATGGGTATAAGAGAGTGTTAAAGTTAATGGTTCTTAACTGGGATCCAACCTTATCCGAATCTTCCGGTGGGTTTTATGATGACGACGTTTTGTTTGGTCTAGCATCGAAGAGGGTTACAAACCAAACCATTGAGTTTGGGAAAAACCTTTTGGATCTCAACATAACTCAAAGCATGAACGAAGACGTTAAAACTTATGCTAGAGTATTTGGCTACGAGACAAAGGGTTGGTGGATATTTTCCTCTACCGAATCTATTGTTGGAACGGCAATGGACTCCGAATTGATTTCGAAATATGGCCAAATAGAAACCATAAGCTCTGTCGAAGGCTCTTCTTCTACTTTGGAATCTTT